TTTGATGCATATTTTGCTACTGAACGACGACCGTCAGAGTTTGTATACTCTACGCCATCGAACACGCCATATACCTTACCGCTTGCAGCAGTTTGGTTAGCGATTGTTAATTGACCTGATGAAGTGATCGCTACAGGTTGGTATTGCCAGAAAGACTGGCCGGAACTTAAACTGTAAGGAGCTGTGTATGTCACACCTTGGACAAATGTGTTAGTACCTACGAACGGTACAGCACGATCTAATCCACTTGGGTGATACGCTGGCTTCAGGCCAAAGGGTTGAAATGTTGCTGACATAATGTCTTTTTCCTTTGTGATTGAAGATTGTTATTGAAATCTAATATTTTTATTATTAGCTTTTGCAGTATCTTTTTCCATTTCCAATAATCCGCCTTCAAGAATAGAGCGTCCGCCTTTACGATCTTCGGAAGTATTACGTACTTGCGCAGTAATATTACGTTGATGTTCAAGAGGGTCTTCTAAGTGAAGCATTCTCATAACTTCTTGATATACGTCTTCTGGTAATTTAAAAAGTACCATTTCATTACAACTAATACAGCCTTCAAACTTGCCTGAGCTCATTTTGCCTAGTCCTTCAAAGCCTAATCCTAATTCCCCGGCTTTAACTGGCTCATAACCCAACGCCATACGTTTGTCGATACTGTCATATGTGTTTGTTGTTGACAACCAACACAAGTGCATGCCAGGAATAGAATTCGCTGGAATGTCAGGCAATGCGCTATTTGCCCATTTATCTCTGAACGCATCAAGGCGTTCGCGATGCGCGATGTCATCGGGATTAGCTACATTAGCTCTATCCATAACTTCTTTTGCTCGATCGGTCATACGATCGTCTAAATCTCTTTTAATTCTTGTATTAGCCATGATAATTATCCTTTATTAGCGCGATCATACGAAGCGTATGCGCGGATCATTTTATTTCGTTTATCTACATCGTCCCATGCTCCTGCATCTTTAATTGCCTGAACCCTATCACGACTTAACGTAATGGTATTTGGCTTTGCAGTTGAAGTATTTGCTACCCTACTTGATGCTGTAGGTCCAGCCGATCTTCTATTATTCATGTTATTCCCTTTCGCTGTGTAGCGGTGGGGCAAACGGGCAGATAATCGGTTGTCTAGTTCGTCCCAATATTCAGGATCTGCGGGATCCCAACCGTCGGCGACCAACTCTTGATCTATTACCTTGGCAATTCTACTATCTGTATCTCGAGCATCCGTATCATACCAAGAATTACGCTTTAACCATTGAGTTGCGTTTCTTTGTACCTCAGCTGTTAATGTTGTAGGTACATTTTCTCTTGGTCTTTTTGCTGCTTCGAGTTGTTGTTTTTTAAAATGTTGCATTTGTTGTAACCGTTGTTTTGCATCGGTTAACTGTTCCAAATACTCTATTTGACCAGCTGCATCATTAGATTGTGCGGCTTGTAACATTTTCATTTTTGCATATTCAACTTTTGTGGCTTCATCTTCGAGTGTTTTATCGAGTTGAGCCATTTTAAATGAAGATGCAGTACTCTCTAATTTAGCTAATCTGTTAGCTAATTCTTCATTTCGTCGTTCAAGAGCACTAATTTTATGTTTTGATGAAGCTTCACGTTGTTTTTGTAGTTCTTTTTTAAGTCTACGTTCTTCTCTACGTGCTTCACGAATTTTTTCTCGTTCTTCATCAGATTCTTCATCATTTTGATCATCATCTTGATGATCTTCTGATTCTGAGTCTGTGTTTTCTTCTGTTTCAGTAGGTTCAGCCGGTTCTTCAACCTTGCCACCTTCTTTTAGTTCTGGTGTTTCGTCATCTGCAAAAACATCTTCGAGATTTTCCACTTTGGCTAGAACTGAGCCGTCTTCTTGTTCCTTAATAGGAACATCTTTTTCTTTATCTGCCATTTTTTACTTTCTTCAAAGTTAATTAATCAACAAACGCTTTCATTTTCTGCGCAAATTCATAAGACTTAATGCGAGAAATGATTTCACGAGCCTGTAATGTAATAAACACTACTGGAGCGCCATCGTCACCTGCGTCAACAACAAAGCGATCACCACCATATTTGATAGTTCTCACTAAATCGCCTTCTTTACACCATGCACCCTCAGGCCATGATTCAAGTGTAAATGGATCTTTGTATGCTAAAGGGCCAATCTGCACCACTTTTGCTACAGTCTCATTAAATTTAATGGTTTGTCTTGTTTCGTCTACCAATAAAATTCCACCTTTGCTTAGTGTCTTTTCTCGTCTTAATTGAACGAGTACTCGATCACCGGCAACTTCAATTCCAGGATCAATTATTGGAAAACAATCTATTTCGGAACGAGAATCAGGTTCTGCGTTTCCTACAACGTCAAATGCTGCCATTCGGCAATCCTCCTTAAACTTTACAGTTTAGTTGTTATGGTCTTCGTCATCTTCGGACATGATATCGTTAAGCAGATTTAACGCTGCTTGTAATCCTTGATGAGTACCAACAAGGCGTTGGTAGCTTTCAATGTTGATGGCATGTCCTGCGGTTAACGATTCCGCAATTTTCGTTTGCTCAGTCTTTATCTGACCGATTAATTCCGTAATGATATCTTTCATGCGATTACTAATGCATCAATTTAGGCAAATCCGCCCTAAATTAATAAAAGTTGCCGCCTTCAAGTTCGTTAAGATTTTTGCCTGGACCAATTGGTTTAGCATTTTTTACTTTAGCTTGTTTAGCGCCAATTTTCCAATTATCATCTCGATGTGAACCAGAAGCGCCTTGTTCTACTTTTTGATCTGGACCGCCAGCGTAACCTGGTGTGCCTGTCATTTTATAAGCTTTACGAAAGCCTAATTCTTTTTCTAATGCCATGATTATTCCTCAGTGGATGGTTGTTGATTAAATAAATCTTGTTGTGGTTGTTGCTGATCTTGCTGTTGTTGCTGCTGTGCAGAAAGCTCTTGATTTTGTTGATTAGTATCAGCATAGTGTCCCATTGCTTGAGATGTTAAATCAACAGCATGTTGCCTTCTTTGTTGATCCGCTTGTGCGGCTTGTTGAGCAGCAGCTTGAGCCATCTGTGTTTGATGGAGGAAGTTTTGCTGATTAATATCTAAGCCATGTTGACGGATATCTGATTCGGCTTCTTGTGATGCTTCTAAAGCCAATAAATCTTGTTCGTGTTGCATTGCCATTTGATCTGAAGTTAATCCAGCTTTAGCAGAAATAGCTGCAATTCTCTCACGAGATGAGTTATTAATATCTGCCATGGCAATTTGTGTAGCGTTGCGTTGAGAATCAATTGTAGATTGTGTTTGATACTTTGCTTGAAGCTCTTGCATTTTTTGTTGAAGTTCTGCCACTTTGATTTGATAATCTTGTTGTGTTTTTTGAAGTTCAAATTGTAATTTTGTTTGTGATTCTGCTGCTTTACGTTGTGTTTCTGCCATTTGTGTTTTGAGTAATACTTGAGCAGTTGGATCAGCACTTGCTTGAGCTTGTTGTTGAGCTTCATGAGCTTGAGCCACTTTTTGAGCTAATGCAGCAATTTGTTGTGTATATTGTTGCATAGTAAGTTGTGTATCTTGATCAACCAATTCAGATGCTACTGCAAGCGCTTGTTGTGCTTCTAAATCTAATGGTTTTTCTTCATGTAAATTAAATGCATCTTTTCCATTTGCTGCTTGAGCTACATAAGCACGCATAGATTGTAAATAATGTAATGTTAAATGTTGTTTTAAATGATCAAGGGCTAATGGAGAAAATGCTGGCCCAATAACTGGACTTCCACCATAAGCTGGATTATTTGCATATTCCAAATGTACTTTAATGTGGGATATATGGTCTTGATCTGGATATGCTGCTGCTGGACGACCCATAGTCATTGCTACGTTTTCTAATGCTGGATTAGATTCAGCAGCACCTTGTGGGTTTGGTAAAATTTCATCAATACTTGGTACTTTTAATTGTTTTAATACACGACGATACATAGCGCGAACATCAAACATGCCTGGAGGCGCTGTTTTAGCCATTTCTAAAATAGCTTGGTTTTGTGCTAATCTTTGTGTTTCGGAGAATATATTAGGATCAGAAACAGGACGTACATCGTTATTGTAAGCAAAGTCCCTAACTTCAATTTCTTCTCCACACTCATTATCCATTTCACTCAAGTACCAGTGATTGATACGAGAAATAATTTCTAAAGATTTGGCTT